AGTTCGGGGCCTTGACCAACTTGGCTACTGGTGCCAGTTGATCTATTGTAACGTGCCGTCTTCATTTTTGTCAATGGTTTCTTCTACTAATTGCTGAACATAATCAGAAAAATGTTTTCTTATACTTCCAGATGGTCTCTTGCCTAAAGACTTCCACATTCTTTTATATTCTATTACATTAGCAAATGTTGTTGGACATACTGACACTCCATTATATTCTTTTAGAACTGTTGGAAGTGGCACATGCTTTCCACAACATTTACACTCTTTAGCTTTTTCTTGATATATACTCATACTATTTCCATTCCGTCTAATACATCTGATAAGTCCTTTGGCATTCTTGGTGCTCTTATCATGTTTGTTACAATTGTGTCTTCCTCTTCTTCTCTATCCCACTTCAAAGAACTATATGTGTGAATATCTATTTCATCATTGTTCTGTGGCCTACTTCTGCTAATAGCATTAAATATAGATCCGCAAACAGCATCGGCTAAGTCTTTAGATCCCTTTCTAGGGTGATCTACTCTATCTCTCATAATCTTTAGCTGAAGCAATTCATCTATTAGTAAAGGAATATGTGGGCCGTCAAGTCTATCCTCTGCCACAACCATTGCCATATCATCGTAATGCTTTTTAGCAACTGACAATGTTTGAGTATCAATTCCATATTGTTTTAGTTGCTGCATCATATCGTGAGAGTTCCATCTATCGAATGTGCACACTCTAACTTTAAATCCTTTAGATCTAAGAGACAGAATATAATCCTTAACCTCTGTAAAATCTACAGACTTATCTGGGGTTGGAGTCCAATATCTTACAACATCTACTTCAACAATTGGGGCTGGCTGAGAATAGGTATCTGTTACTTTAACATTAACCCACTTCTTTACATGTGCCATTGCCACTGCACAATGGTCATGCTTTTGTGCAAGGTCAACGTGTATGAAATATTCTTTGTCTGGATCTGGGGCAAACCAATCTTCAAATCTTCCAAAACTATCTACCGCAATAGCCATATTGCTAAATGCTTTTTCAATCTTTTCCCTTGACTTAAAGAATGCATCTACTGCTTCTGATGGCATGCAGGCAAATCTTCCAAGCGCATCTGGTGCGTTCTTGTAGAATGCCACTTTAAAGTCATCAATTTTTCTTACTGGATTTACTTCCCATGTAGGTCTTTTAAGGGCATACATTTTAGGATACTTATAAGAAATAATATGATCTTCTTCCCACTCAATATCAAACTCATTGCCTTCCGTTCCATCTGGAAGATCATCGTCTAGCTTAAAGTGATGAGTTCTAATTACGACTTCTTTTTCCGCCACAACATCATCGTATCTTTGCTGGATGTAATCGTTCTTGTATCTAGGGAATGACAGAAGAATAACCTTACCGAAGTCTGGGAAACGTGAGTCTACTGATGCCCTATACATATCATAAATAGCTCCACCAGTTTTAGCCTGCTCATGCCCAGTCGTATTCTCCGTGGCAAAGCCTGAGATTTCGTCAAGGATGATTACGATAACGTTATACCCTTCCCAGGCCTCACGTTCTGAGTGACCTGAGTGTACTGTTATAGCTTTATCAAACTTCATTTCAGAAGCCTTTGGCTCATACTTTCCAGTAAACCATGGCGACTTATCTATTCGTGTTTTAAATCCTTTAAAAAAAACATTGTTAGCCTGTTGAGAGTTAATAGCAATATTAATAATATCAATTGAGTCTCCAGGAGGCTTACCATAATAGGTTGCTGGATCTTTAAGGCACAACAATAAATAAACTATGTATGCTACTGATATTGTAGAACAGTAATCTTTTCCAGAACCCTTACCAAGTTGAGCAACAACCTCATTAGCTGTTTGCTTAAACATTCTGACACCTTCGTCTTCGCCAAATAGCTTAACGAGTGTTGATTCTTTGTAAATCTGCGAACTCTTTTCAATAAGAGTATACTGATATTCAGATAGAGGCGGTAGTCCTAGATAGTCTGGGCTTTGAACAAATGTGCGTAGATCAACTGGACGCTCATCAAACTCTTCGCCGTCCAGTATGTCAATGAGGTCATCAAAATTAAGGTCCACTTACTTCCTCAACTATCTCTATCGGCTCTACGATTCCTGTAATCTGAGATAGTCTTTTAGCAACTTCCATCTTACATTTTGGACAGCTTGCAGTAACTTCTTTTAAAATCTTTACTAGGATATCTTGTTTACGTTCTGTGTCAGCAATCTGTGTAGCAAGTTCAGCATTATCAAGTAAGCCTATCTCTTGAAGCATGCCTATTCTTTTGCCTTCAATGTCTGCAATTAGTTTTAATGCTCCAGATTTAACGCTTAGCTGTCCAGCCTGATCTGCATCCTCTACTGTCTTCCACGCCTCTTTGATAAGCATAGCGTAGTGTTGATCAGCTCCTGAGATGGCTTCCTTAGCCCTTTCACGGGCCGCTGTGTCGTTGTGAACAACACTCTTCCACTCTTCTATATACTCAACAACTTCTGCTCTTTTAAAACCTGTTAGGGTGGCTATCTGGGTAGGGTTATTGCCCTTGAGTAGTTCTTCAACTACTCTGTTCATTCGATCATAATGATCAGTTAATTCGATTTCCATATAACATCATTATACTTCTAGTCGACTGAAATAGCAAGTTTCTTAGCAATTTTAAGTAAGATTAAATAACCAATCATATCGTCAATATCATTATCTCCAGCAAAGCCTGAGCCATTCTTTATTCTATTAATCTTATCGTCAATACGAATTTTAATCTGTTCCTGATTATCCGCCTGAGAAAATATTCGAATTGGGGTCAAAGCTGAGTCTCCGTATGATATATTCTTTTCAATTAGCATCTGTGCTATTTCAAGACACTCTACAATTATCTTATTTCCAGATGGTGCATCTGTTGCCATTAATTGTAGGTCTGTAACCCACATTTGATACCCATTGTCTTTATTTGGATACGATGTAAATCCCATTATTCCATCTCCTTATATAACTGTTTAAGTCCTCTTAGGGTTCCAATATCCATATATTGTCCGCCTGGTCTTACCGCCTTAATGTTAGCACCTTTAGCAATCCATTCCTTTAATTGTTTTCCTGGATGATCTAGTGATATATCTATGTATCTTATCATATTCTTTCGAAATAGCATAGTGCCCCACATATCTGGGTAATCACAATTATCTACCTTATCCTCTGATTCAATTACTTTATCATTAGAAACTAAAACTTGACCAACACGACCTTTTATAGATTCTCCGCACTCCCAAATTCCCAGAACAAGGTCAGCGGTATTATCTTTAAATAAAGGCTTATATATATTTCCAGGTGCATTTAATATGTATGTATCTGGCATACCAATTAGCACGGTATCATTGTACTCACCGACCATAAACTTTACCGCATCTGACATTGTTGATGGCTCACGAACAATTAGTTTAATATTCATGTCCATGTTTTGAATAATTGGAACCCACTCAGCCCTTGTAGAAACTCTGACCTCGTCGCACACTTCAAGCATTTGCTCTACGTGCCACTGCAGAAGAGATCTCTCATCCGATATTGGCAAACAAAATTTAGGAATGCCTCCAATTCTAGAAGCTTTTCCTGACGCTGGCAATACTCCAATAGTTGACATTACTTTTCCCAATCGTGAGGGTTAAATCCATTAGGATAAGATTCGTTTACTCTAGGATCCTTTTTCCAAGCAATCCATCCTTCTTCTCTATCGTCTCCCCAATATAGATGGACCACATCTCTATCTAGAAGTCTTTTAGCATCTTCTCCGTGAAAAATATAAACTTTATTATCTTTTAAAAATGGCATTTCAATAAGCTCTGGTGCCCATTCATTGATGTGTTTTTGATACGGCTCTACTCCAAGTTCACGGTAGAGAGCATCAGTAAACATTTGAACATCAGTGTAGTAATGAACCATATGATTATGCTGAATAATTCCTTCAGAACATCTTTCAACGCAAAGGTCTATGGCTGCTTTTAGTAGTGGGTGACCAGCTTTAGCAGCAATTGTTTGAGTTGCTAGCCATGGGGTATCTCTTTCTATATCTAGAATCATATCGTATTCAGAGTTTAACCAAGTATCTACTGGAACCTTACAGTGTGTATCCATATCTGCATATATGCCACCGTGAATATAAAGAATAGCAAATCTCCATAAACCAGCTTTCATTACTCCTAAAGGAAGATTAACATATGTTTCATATGTCTTTGAGTCAAAATGCTCCTTGAAGAAGTCTTCTCTGTCTTGTCCGCTCATGTATCCATGAGTCCATTCTGGATTTTGATAAGTCCATGTCCCTACGCTTTCTTTAGCGTAATCTGGTAATTCGTCAAAAGTTGTTTCGTAGGTCTGCCAAATCTTTTTTTCTATACTCACACTATCTCCTTTTAATTAACTGAAACTTTTCTAAATGTCTCTGTATAGTCATAGCAGAGACCTTGCACTCATCGGCAATTTCAGTTACTGTTTTCTTTTGTACTACATACCTTCTGTATAACCATGTTTGACTCTGATATAACTTCATCGTTCTGTCAACACCTTATTAGCATAATGAGCAATGCCGAATGCATCTGCTACGTCAAAATCTGTTACTGATAGGTTATACTTATTATTAAAGTAGTCTACCGTTCTTTGCTTACGCATATTCCTTAGCTTATTCTTATACCAAGAATCTGCGTAGCCTGGGTTAGCCAGCCTTATTCCAGACTTCTCATCTTTAGTCGGATTTTTGTTGCCAATGTACGCCTGCCATGCGGAAGGGCTAATTGTAATAACCTTAGCACCAGTAGACATAAGCTCAGCAATAACAACTCCATAGACATAAGACAATTTTATCACAGCATCAGGTGATCTTACAAGTATGGCTCCCTCTACAGCAATATAGTCACTCTTAAGCTCATCTAACATGACATGCATCTTTACCTTGGCATCATATATCTTTTCATATATATCGGCACCAGTAAACTCTATCTTGCCCCACTTTAATGGCTTGTCATTTTCCATTAAACAAAATGCAACAGAATTAGTAGAGGCGTCTATTCCTAATACTCTGTTGGCCTTAGTCTTTACAAGCTCAGCTAATTTCATCTAGCATCCCCACAATTTTATTTCTTTTTGTTATATCTATTTTTTTCTGGCAAGAAGCACATAGCGGAGTGTCATTATATCTGCTTAGTTGTGCGCCACACTTTTTACATCCACGAGCAGCACCATTTCTAATAGCCTTTTTTTCGTAATACTTTTCCATGATTCTTCTGTTGGTAGCAACACGACAGCATTCATCTGTGCAATACTTTTGATTATGAGTTTTAGGCTCAAAGTCTTTAGCGCATTCTTTATTTGCACAAATCATACTTTTGGAACCGCAAACAACTCTATCTGAACAGTGCCAACTGGAGTGTCTTTACTGTAACATTCTTTTTTAATTGGACAGTATGTGCAAGGCATCTTAGACTTTGAAGAACCTTCTGGTCTCATTGGAAGATCGCCGTCTTTAAAGTTATCCCAAACTTCGCACATCCAAGTAAAAGCATCTTCAATGATCTTAGTATTTTTTTCATTCATAGAAATTGGAATAACAATTAGCTCTTGCGTATTCTTATTCTCATAAAGGAAAAATCCTTCTTTGGCATTCTTCAGCTTCATGTATGTAAGCAACTGAAGCATGTGATTTGGAGTAGGCTTCATTTCAGATTGACGAGTATCCCAAACTTCCTGCTTAGCCGTTTTAATTTCACCAATTACTGTTTCACCATCGTATTCCATAATAAGATCTATGAAGCCCCTGATCGGTGGATACTCATTAATAATCTCTTCTTCTTCAGCCTTAAACTGTGGCATAGTTGCAATAAGTTTTTGCAAACGTTCGTGAGCCTGTGTTCCCTGAGCCATATTAGCAACTGCTACGGCATCATTATCATCGATAAACATTGCTCCACTAAAAGCCATATACCAGTATCTTGGGCATGTTCCATGACCGTAACCAAGGGAGCTTGGGCTGAAAGACTTCTTGGTCATTTCTCCGTCTGCACGTTTAGTGTTTCGGTAGGACTCGTCAAGCAATTGTGCAAAAAGCTCTGGGTCAAAAAATTTACCAGTATGCTTCTTAAACTTAAGGTTCTTTACTATATCTCTACCCATTATGAATTGTACCTAACGACATACTTAAGTGCATCTACAAGTTTGTCTATGGACTCCTTCGCTGAATAATAAATATTCTTCTTGTTATTATTTGTAGTGCCAGCCTTATCCTTGGCAATAGTAGAGTAATAAGACGCCATCATTGAAAACTTAGTAGACATAGCCTGAAGCTCAATAATTAAATACGGAGCCTTTGCTGAAGGAACATCTGGATTCATCAATAGCTTTACTACAATGGCAAGGGCTTTGTCTAATTGATCGTCGCCCATATACTCGTGTAGGTCATTAAACTCTGTAATAGAGCTAATTAACTCTAATGTATTCTTATCGTCTGCCATTTTTTATCCTCTTATCTATCTTATCTATAAATAAACCTAAACCGTATCCGATAATAAAACCCAACATTATGCCTAGCAAAAACATTGTCATTACTTTGTCTTCTTATGATTTACTATATACGGACCAACTACTGATCGCACTGTTCCATCTTTACGAATCTTTATAATCATTCCATCCCTAATAATGGTATCGTTAAACCTACGCTTGTTCGCCATTGTTATCCTCCCAGAATTGGATCAGTTCTTCTAGTACTGCCCACTCAATAATAC